CCCCCTGCTCCGCCGAGTCTACCCATCGCTCCTTTTAGAAATCCACCTGCTCCGCCGAGTCTGCCACCGAGCGACTTAAACATATTTCCAGCGCCGCCGAGTCTACCCCTAAGCGATTGTGTGAGATTGCCGAGATTGGGGAGTTTGTTTTTTATTGATGAAGTGAGGTTCCTAAGTTCCTTGCCAATGGTGCCGCGAACACCGCCCTCAGTGTATCCACCACCCATTTCGGGCGGAAGCGCCGGACCTTCTCGACCGGCACGAAAACCGAGTCTGCCAAATCCGTCGAGGATTTTGCCAGTGACTTTACGCTTGAATTTGCCCATGAGCCCGTCGTCTCCGTCGCCTCCGCTCGCGCCGCTAACCAGTTGAACAAAGAACGGAGATTCTTTAGTGCCGTCCGCTTTGACTTTTTTACCAAAAAGTTTTTCCGAGGCTTTATCTTTTGCTTTGTTTAGGAGCATGCCGCCGCCGATGACGCCAGCACCTGCGACGATACTTCCAGTCGTACCTCCCATTCCTGGCAATGACTTAATTCCCCGAACGGCACCGGAAAAGCCGCTAACTATAAATTTAGCGAAATCCATCAATGGCTGAATAGCAACCGCAAATTCACGCGCAAGTGCCAAAAGCTCATCTTTAAGAGTCATTGTAGCTTTAAGGTTTTTTGCTCTTTCGTCGGCTTGTTTTTTCTGCTCTTCAGTTATTTCTTCAGAAAGAAACAGACCTCGTATTTCTTGTTCGTTGAGCCCGCTTGCGTTTGCGATTGCTTTTCTTTGAAATACAGTTAGTTCTTCAAAGCTTCCAACGGATGATTGAAGTTGATCTCGTAATAGCGCTGTTACTGCATCTGGACCTTCTAGTTGTGCCTCAAGCAGAGCCGTGGTATCAAATGTTTGTGTGCCGAGGACGGCGTTTAAATTACCCGCAGCAGTGGCTGCTTCTTCAAATGTATCAAATCTTTCGGCAATGCCAATTAAACCATCAACGCTTATTCCCGTCTCAAGCGCTTGTTCTTGCAATTCCTTAAATGCCGGGAGAACTTGGTTTGCTGATAAAGATGCTAATTGCGGCAGTGCCTTATTGAGATTTTCAACTGCTTGACTAACAGATATTCCAAGTTCACCAGCAAGCACTCTCGCTTCTTCTGTAACTTTTTCAACTCCCTCTTTGTTCATTCCAAATGTTCTTGTTAGACTTTGGAACACGCCCGTAGTAGTAGCACCAGAAACTCCGAGACGCTCTAATTGTGCTACCTCATTGGCAAGCACATTCTGCACATCCGCACCCATTAAACCAAAGCCAGAAAGACCCTCTAGAAGATTCTGTAATGCCTTGGATGAGTCGTCAGCGGTCACACCAAATCGTCGATTGCTTTTCTCAATCTGCAAAATTTGCTTGTTAAAAGTCTTGCCCATGCCTGTTGCGCGGGCAAATCCAGCAGTGGCATTATCGTTGGCAAGGAGCAGTTCTTTTGTATTTTTTTGAAGGGCTCCGGCTGCGGAAGCTGCAAAATCAAGATTATCAACATAGGTCTTGATTGATTCTATTTGGGCTTCAAGAGCTTTATTATATGCATCCGAGCCTTTTTCTAATTTTGATAACTCTTTGCGTGTTTTAAAGAAAGAACCAGCAAGGGTGTCTGAGCCGTCAGTGACTCCGGTCAGGGCTTGAAATGTGTTTGCTAATTGATTATTAAAATTAGTAGCAGCTTGTTCAAAGCCTTGAATTTCTTTCTTGGCTTTAAGAACTGAAGCAGCAAGCTGATCGAACGCTGCATTTTTTTCTTGAACACTCTTGTTGCTGTCAGTGATTATATCTGCAAGAGCACTAAGCTGGTCACCAAAGTCTTCGAGGTATGCCGAATCTTCGATTTGTTTTTTTAAAGCTGCAAAGCTTTTCTTCAATTCTTCTGGCGTCTGGAGAATATCTGCCATATTTAATCACCCCCTAACTAAATGGCCACTTGATTCCTGTAGCTCTTTCAAAATTTTTAATTGCCCTATCTAAAGACGACTTGTTTCTATAGGTTCTTTCATTATCGAGCCCATATTTTTTCATAGCTAAGAGATATTTTCCTTCTTCTGCCAGTGCTGATTTAAATAAATCTACGTCAGATCTGCTTCCCCTAACTCTAACGGGAGGCATACCACCTGCACCGAACATGCCTTGAAGCATCAATCTAATTTGTCCACCAAAGGCTGCAAGACCAGTCTCGTTTAAAAGTCCCTCTTTCTTCATATTTAAATTAATTTCAATCGGGACTAAATCGTTTGGTTCATTCATTATGGAAACCTCCAAATATACTTATCTCTTATAAATAGTTTTGTATAAAAAGAAACGGGCAATAAATGCCCGTTTTTATTATCTTGTTTTCTTTTTGGCTTTTTCATACTCTTTGCGCTCTTGTTCAAAATGATCTGACAATCTTTGTACAAACCATTCACGCAGCCTTATTGGAAGATTGTATGCTTCAATAAAGCTCCATCCTCCGTGCATTTTTAAAAAGAAAAACTGCTCGTATACATTAGCCATATACTTATCAGTTAGGCCAAAAAAACTCCGAAGTGAACGGCACCGCCATTTCGGATATCGTTCCGCAAGACGAGCATTCAACCTCTTGAGTCATATCAACATTAGGAGTCACTACCTGTACACATGCTCTAAGAAAACGTGCGTCCTGTGCTGGCATATTGTCGATAAAGTTGTTAATCTCTGAAGTCACATTGACATCGTTAACAGAAACTACAAGACGCTTCAACAAGTTGGTAGCTGATGCTTCAGGTAGATTTAGCTTTTTAGTTTTTAGCGCGACCTTCTCAAGATAATCTTCATCTTGTCCGGTAAGCAATTTGAATTCAACAGAGAACTGAGACTTTGGCAGCTTTGCTACAAATGTGCCTTCAGGAGTCAGATAAATATTTTCATTATCGTCCTCGGGTATTGTTCCATGTTGATGTGGGATTTCAGACAAATCAAACTGATGCTCAATTGAGGCTTCACAATTAGGACAAGTCACATTCACATTGTACTGCTCGCCATAGCCAGAAATTCTAGCAGCAAGAATAACAGCGTTCTTATCACCAATCAACAAGTCATTGACACTAACATTGCTATCAACAATTAGATTTTCGATCAATCTATCAATAGCCAAGCCATTACGGAGCAAAGCTGGTGAAGTTAGGATATCTTCATCCTTTGCTGTCATAAATCTCATCTCGATCACTTCTTTGTTGTGAAGGGGATGATCAGATGGATAAAACTTGCCACGAGACGGAAGCTCGACAAATTCAGTTGGAGTTACATACGAAAGCGTAGCCGGTGCTGCCGGTGCTGCTGGTGCTGTCGTTGCAGCAGTAGCATCCTTGGCAGCAGCAGTTCGCTGCTTATTTCTAGACATTTACACCTCTTTAAAAATAGTCTATGCACATTATAACGTATCTGTGCTTATATTTTAAATAGTTTTCAATAAAATTATTTACTATTGAGTGCGTACAAGAGGTGCCTCTGGATCTAATTGGCTGTTTCTGTTTTGGAGGCTGTACTCAGCCCAATCATATCGGACAGTTAAAGAAATTTCAACCATATCTTCAGAGTCATAGGAGTGATCACCAAAATTAACAGATGTAAAGAAAGCATTAATTAATTTCCACTCACCCTCGATTACTGATGTATTGCCTCCACCAGCAGGGGTTGCAATTTCTTGAATCTTGATATCACCAAGGGCTGAAGTAGCAGAATCCTTGGTAATTGTAGTACCAACAGCCGCAGTAAAGCTGGTAGGAACTTGGACACCAATGTTTGCTAAATAATTGTAAAGAAGCTCTGCACCATTAGGTTGTACAGGATCTACAAGAGTAATGTCCACAGTTTCCCAAGTAACACGACCTGGGTAATAAAAAGTGTGATTAAAGAACTGATGAGGATTCTCACTAATAGAATAGTTTGGACGACCAGCAGACTTTGCGAGGAACGTCAAATCCTGTCCATTAAGGCTCATTTGTACTAAAAATCTAAATTGTCTTTTTGGCTCAAATGTGGGATTTAACCAAAAATTGCTTTTTTGCTCTGGCATTATTTATATGTCTCCTGTTTATAATATATAGTGCTCTTTTTTATTAATCCTCAAAACCTGCGCCTGAATTTGTAATAACAAAATCGATAGCAATATACTCAATAGCTCTGGCTGGCTTCAAGAAGATCTTAGCGTACAAGATGTTTCTATCAACTAACTCTGGAGTTGTTGTGGAACTATCAAGGACAATCTTGAAGTCTGTTAAGCCCAATCGAGACTGAACGCTGCGAAGCAGCTTTTCTGCTCTTGAGGTGAATCTGTTCCAAGTTGCTTGGACATTTTGATCGAACAATGTTGTTGCAGCGATTCTTGAAATTTCTCTCTTTAAGAAGATCATGAGTCTGCGGACATTAATTCTATCAAGTGCAGAAGGAGTAACTTGAAGGGTCTTTTGACCAAAGATTACGATACCCTCTGCTGGGAATGTAGCAATTGGATTAATATTTGCTTCGTAAAGCGTGTCACGTTCCTTGGAAGTCAAGCGAGTACGAGTCTGAACGACTGGCAATCCTGCGGAACCCTCAGTCAAGCCACCGCGAGTAAATCCTGCGGGAGCAAACCAAAGCTCAGAATTACGTTGTGCGCTGGAGTACGTTCCAAGAGCGACAACCGAAGGTGGCACGAACACAAGCGAATCACTAATTGTGTCTTGGATCTGTACCCAAGGATAGTAGCAAGCTCCATAACTAGAGTTAAGTTGTCTTGCACTCAAGTTAGAAACTGCGGTCGATACAGAGCCTGCATTCTGCTGTTGGGTCTGTGTGTTCTCAGTCTGTGGCAAATATCCACTATCAATATCAATAAGACCAAGAGCATCACCTCTGTTTTCACAAACTTCAAGAACCTTAGCGGTCAAGGCAGAGTTATGGATACCAGGCAATGTTAAGATATTCATCTCGACGTTTTCTGGATCTGCAATGGTGTCGAGAGCACGTCGCACACTATAGTAAGCATAATTTGATGTGTCGGTTCCACCTGCGAGATCTGTGTTATTGAAAGGCTCTTTGTCTCTGATATCAAGACCATCAAATCCTCCGACAAGAGGAACGGTAAATCGATCATAGCCCATGTCAAGAACTTGCTCGTAAGTTCCACTAATGGCTGTGAAAGAAGTTCCTGCGTTACGAGAACCAGAAGTATAAACTGCAATCTCACCTGTGTCTCCACTATTAGAAGACTTTAGATCATCTAAGGTAAACACATAAGAGAATTCTGTTCCAGCACCAACGGTGAAGCTGTTAGCAGAATTTGGCAATGCTCTAACAATATCAATGTAGCTGCTTTCAAAACGATTGTTTCCGTTTTGTGTAGTGTCGATACCAAAGTAGGCATTTGTTGGGTCTGGAATATCACCATCGGAAGCACTAGTTCTTAGTGGAAGTGCTGGATAGTCAACGGTTCCTGTGAAGCGACCTTGTGTTGAAGTTCCATCTTGAACAAACCAGAATGGGTTGTCAACTCCGTGGGTAAAAGGATGCGCGATACCAGATGCGCCTGTAACATAAGTATCAGGCGGAGTATCACTGCCGGAAAGAATTGGTGCCGAGGTTTTACCCCAGTTTTTAAATCGGATAGGACCGAAAGAACCGAATGGGAGAAGCCTCGCATCAGTGGCTGCTGCATCAACATCTTCATTCATTTCAACGCGAATGATGGAAGAGTTATTTACATAGTTTCCATAAACACGATAACGTCGTTCAGTGTCATCCCAAACAAGATGCTGATCTCCAATAACTCTTGCAATGTATTTTGGATGGTTAGGGTTCAAGTTCACAGAACTATATCTTTCTAATACAACGGGTGTATTGTCATTATCTTTAACATCGCGCACTTCGACAGAGAAAGAGCCATAAGGATCAACCTCATTTGAGGATGCCTTAATGTCTGTGATAGAAACCTTAACTCTTCTTTGTTGATCATCACCCGAATCAAGTGTGTGGAACTTGAACAATTTGGTCATAGAGTCAGCAACAAATCCAGCATAAGCAGACTGAAGATCTTGAGAAATAATCCAAGGTGTCTGCGCTGCTCTGAAGCCAAAGCGGAAATTAGCTGCGTTGCTGGAGCCACTATCTAAACCAAGGATAACGGCATGAGATGCACCTGTAATTTTATCAGCGACCTGTCTCTCGTAGCTTGGTCCAAGCCAGTAAGTTTCTTTTTGTGCTGTTCTTGTAATCGCAGTATTAATAAGTGTTGGATTTGTGTTAAACACCTTGCGAATGTACTTCGAGCTTGAGCGTGTAAAGTCAAAAGCAGTCTCCTTAACAAGAGACCCGTCTTTATCTTTGATAAGAACTTTGTATTCAACTGTGGCTGCGCCAGCAACTCCAGAAGAACTTAAGTCCTTGAACAAAACAGCAGAGCCAGTCGCAATTGTAGTGCCTGCTCGAACTGTACCGGAAAGCTCAATCGAGCCTTCGTCAAGATACCACTGAGCAGCAAGAATACCAGTAACAGGCGTGACAGCGGAGGCAGATGGGAAAATGAAAAGTCCATACGCACCACCATTAACTGCGGGATCTAAATCGTTAGACCCAGAAACCTGCCAGCCTGCTTCACCTGCGCCGCCGTCAGCAACCTGAGAGCTTTGACCACCGAGGAGACGAACAACAGTTAAAGCATTACTATTACGCAAGTAAGCCTGGGCAGCATACGCAGCATAAGTAGGTGCAGTGTAATTACCATTACGCCATACATCATCGCCAGAACCGCCAGGAATTGGATTACCAAAAACCTGAACAAACTCTGAAAAAGAGTTAACTTTAACAGGACGCATTCCTGGTCCTCGTTCTGTTCTACCAATAACTACTGGACCGACCTCATCTGGGAGGGCGGGTAATTGTGAATTGTCAATTTCATTGATGAAAATACCGGGTGAAATAAACTTAAAAGATTTAACTGACATTATGAAGTGTCTCCTTGTCGCTCTTCAAAAATCTTGAGAATAAAATATTCTGATTATCGTTAATAAATAGTTAATAAAATGGTGAAAGTCCTAAATATAACTTTATGATCGATAAAAAGGAATGTTGCCACTAACGTGTAAATGTTCAGGTATGTCACCAAGGATCACATGCTCTCTTGGAATTTTAACTTCAACTGCATTTTCTCTGCGTATAATCTTTGGACGATCTTCATTTTTGTCGGCTCCCATGATGTAGCCAATAACTCTAAAATTAATTTGTGTCTCGTATCCTCGGGCGTCTTCAAGAAGCGAGGATGCGTTGTTATTTAGTGCGTAGTCTGAATCGATAAACACCTCAAAACGATGATTATCCTTTTCTACAACTGTATAATTAATCGCACTACTTTTAGTCATAAAGGGTGTGATAATTTCATTAATCTGTTGTTGATATTCAGCCATCACTGTTAAGGTATATGTAACCTCAAGGTAAACTGGAATTGGTACTGTAATTGTTTCATAAACAACTTTATCATTTTTTCGTGGAGAGTTATTCTGACCTGCTCCTACCGCATTATGCACCAATCTTTTTGAATCAGCATTAGCAAAGTTGGCTGTCTTGTCTTGTTTGATAGTTCTTGCGATGGTCATAGAACCGCCTTTAATATCACCAAGGTTTTGTCCAGCCGCATAGTAAGCACCACGTTTTGCCAAATCTTTTGAAATGCCTGTGCGCTCAATACTCATGATTGGGTAAATTAACCAGCCATTGACATCACGAAGTTCTCTGTTGTGTTTAATCTGATAAGCTCTTTCGGCACCAGCCCAAATGAACGGCACCTTCTTAAAGCCTTTGTTTGTAGAACAAAAGACATCAAGGTCTTCATCAATAAACTCAAAGATCGCACGATCAATTGTCTCAATAGTAGAGGGTTGAAGTTCTATTTCTTTTAATGAAGCCAGTTGTTGTTCCTGTGATTTTGGATCAAACAATACTTCATTTCTATTAAATTTTTTAGGTGGCATCGAATAGTCCCTCTCTTGAATAGTATGCTGTAGCTACGATTTCAAATGTGTGATCAATCTGCCCAAACAATTGTCTTGCCCACTGGGTGCTGACGATCTCATAGTAATAATCACCATACAAAACAAAGTCGCCCTCGCGAACGTAAAGATCTTGATCTTCAATTAACCTTCTCTTGTGGAAGTGAATTGTGATCGTGTTTTGTTTGTCCATACCAGCAACTGTGTCTGCTTTTGTTTCTGTGCTCTGGT